CGGGCTTTTTTTCGCATTTCAGATGGTGTAGCAGATGTTCTCGGCGTGCTTGTAGGCGTCCAGATAGATCTCGTTCTTCGCCTTGTTGAATGTGACTTCGTAGTACATACCGTCTTCAACGGTCGTCGAAAGCAGCGCCTTCATGTTTCCGAGGATGTAGGCGTTCCACACAACGTACACCTCAAACACCGGTGCGTCGGGCGTGTTGTATTCGGTGTACTCCCGCACGAGTTTCTTTGCCTTTTCCGTAAATTCCGTGTTGCCCATGTCCTTCTGTTCCTCCTTCCTTTGAAAATAGTTCATCGGCGTGTCCGGATAGCAGAAACAGCAGGGCTTGTTACCCATAGCGCTCGGCGGCCAATGTACGCACTCTTCGCACCTCATTCGCAGAGCATCCAGTCTTCCGCCAGCATGTCCGCCTGACTCGCCAGCCAGCCGATCTGCTCTCCCCGCGTCCCGCAGAACACGATGGCCTTGCTGCCTATGTCCTCATGGTACGCATTGCGCGGCTGCGCGTCCGTGGCGCTGTAGTAACGGATGTCTATCGCCAATTCGATGTGCTGATCTCGTCCGTTCCACCCGGCCCGGCGTACTTTCATCCCGCGCTTGACAAACTTTATCGCCTCGCTGAAGGAGAAGCGCGCTATGCCGCCGAGCGCCGGGCAGTTTTCAATCCCGGCAATCACCCACTCGTCCGACAGGACGTTCAGCAGCGTGTATTCCACGACCTGCGTCTCGCGGATGTCCATTTCCTTTCCGTCTTTGGTGTGCATTATGATAGTCCGCTTATCGGCGTCCCATTGCCAGAAGCCGCCCCATGACGGCAGCTTCACCGCCTCCCCGTGTTTCATTGCCTCGAGTGCACTTTTGAAATCCATGTTTTTATCCTCCTTGTTTTTATTCCTCCGGTGCGTCCCAGTCGCACCAGCTCATCGCCTCCAGATGCCGCCACTTCCCGAGCGTCGCCTCGCTGTCCGTATCCTCGCGCGGGCGATAGCCGCGGCGGTACAGCCGCTCGCCGGTGTCGCCGTCCTCCTGCCGGACGATCCCGCCCGGCGTGATCGCATACCGGCGCACGCCCAGACTTGCGCCCCGCTGTGTCACTCCGACGATCTCTCCGGTTTTCTTCTGCATCAGGAAGTCCAGCCCCAGCCGCAGTCCGGTCGGGCGGATCTCCTCCTCGTCTTCTTCTACTATGTACCCGGCGATCTCCTCGCCCACGACCTCCGGCAGCACGGTATTAACGACAAATGCTCCCTTGCTCCGCACGATCTGCACCGTCTCCATGCCCGGGATATACCCCAGCATCTCCACCAGCGCTCCGAGCGTCCCGCGCAGACGGTCTCGCAGCTCAATTTCCGGGATGACCGCCATCCACCCGCAGCCGATCACCGTCAGCTCGCTCACACCGCCGCAGAGCGTCAGCCCGCCCTTCGTCTCCGCCCTGAGCGCCCGCTCCAGCGCCGCATCGTCAAACGCCATTATCCGCACCTCCCGATCAACGTTTCCAGGATCTTCTTCGTCCCCGCGAGCAGCTTGTCCGCCGTCTCGCCGTCCGTGCTCTTCATCACTTGCAGCTTTTCCACGGCCAGATTGAAGTTCTCCTGCGCGAGCTTCACAAGCAAAATCACCTCGTTTGCCCCGCTTTGCGCAGCTGCAAGCCGTTTCCGCAGCTCCTCGGCCTCGGCCCGTGCCTTTTCCGCGGCCGCGCCCGCGCTCTTTCCGGCGTCCCTCGCGGCGCTCTCCGCGTCCTTCAGCTTCTTTTCGAGCTCCGCCACGGCCTTTTTCTTTTCCTCCGCGGCGGCGGCCTTCGCCTCCTCCACGGCCCTCTGCACTGCCGTCTCGTCAATGGCTACCTCCACCGGGCGGCTCTCCGCCTCGCGCAGCATCGCCTCCATCTTCTGCGCCGCGTCCTCGGCGTCCTCGCGCTTCACGCGCTGGTCCTCCAGCGCGTCCTTCGTCTCGGCAAGCTCGGCCTCAGTGTCCCGGAGCGCCTTCTGTGTCTCTCCGAGCTCCCTGTCCGCCGTCTCGAGATGCTTTCGCGCTTCGTCCCGCTCGCGGATCGCCTCCTCCAGATCGCGGGCCGAAATGTGCTCGGCGTCCACCTCGCGGGCGAAGTCCTCCCGCTCCTCCTCCGGCACGGCAAGAAGCCGCAAAGCATTGGAAACACTGATTTTTCCCAACGTTGGGAAAATGTTCTCCACGCCCAGAAGCGACCCCTGCGCGGATCCGTACTCGTTGTAGAGCTTGATGAACCGGTACGCGCTCGACTTGCTGATCTCCGTCTCGCGCTCTACCCATCCGGCGAAGTCCTCGCCTACCTTGTCCTTCGCAAGCTGGAGCCGGTACCCGATCTGGATGCCGTACTCGAGCACCATCTGCCGCGCCTGCCGCGTCAGCAGCCGGATCTCGCCGCCGAGCTGCTCCGGCGTCATATCCTCCGTTTTAATCAAATCATTCACGCTGCGCTTGTCCTCCGTTTCCGGCCGGAGCGTATCCACTCCAGCCATGTATTTTCAAAGTTTCGTACCTCGTCGGTGCGCGCATAGTTGCACTTGCCCCGGTTCTCCGTCACCGAGAGCTGCTTCTCGTTGAAGTTGAGCGTATACCACGGCTCGTCCGGCTTGTCCTTTCGCCGGATAAAAAAGATCGTGAGCTCGCCCCGCGCGTGCCGCTCGGCGTAGGAGGCGACGCAGTGGTGCAGCGCCTTTCCCTCGGCGATGAGCTCCTCCTCCGTTCCGCACGGTCGGATGAGAATGTCCCCGTCGGCAAAGGCGTACTTTTTCATGCGCTCATAGCGCTGTTGAAAAGCCTCCCGCCGTTTCTCGGCGGCCTCGGCCTTCTGCCGCTCCTGCATCTGATCGTGCGCCCGCTTGAGATTCTGCGGCCACATCACGTCCCGCTCGGTGAGATCCTCGCCGAGCCTTTCGGCCATCGTCCAGTAATCCAGCAGATACCCCGGCCACAGCCGGCTTTTATACCGCGCCGCCTGCCTGTCAAGATACCGCTCCGCCTTCCCCGGCAGCACCCCGCGCTTCAGAAAGTCCTCCTGCTGCCCCTCCGTCACCTTCGTGACCTCCTCGCCGAGACGGCAGGCCACACCGTATTTCCGCGCGAGCAGCAGCGCCTTCAATCGCTTCAGCGCGTCCTCCGCGCCGTTGAAGTAGGTAAGCTCCTCCTTCGTCAGCCGCAGCAGCTCGTGCGGCTTTTTCCTTTTCCAGTCCACGCCGTGCAGCACGTCGGTCCTTTCCGACCAGTTTTTGTTATACACCAAAGAGCGCTTCCCCTCGGCGATGAGAGCCGCCGCGAGCTTCCTTGCATTCGGCGCCGTCAGCGCCTCGGCGTTCCTGTGCCGCTGCCATATCTTCATCCATGCGACCGGAAATCGGTATTCCGTCTCCTCGCCCATGTAGGTCTCCAGCTTACAGTTGGCGCACTCCGTCTGCGCGTATATGTTCGCCAGCCCCTCCGGGCAGTACACGAGATCCACGTCGAACATCGTGTCGGCAAACCGCTTTCGCTCCTCCCAGCCGGGGAGAATGTAGGTCGAGTACATGTATTTCTGCCAGTGCCGCCAGCGCGCGGCGCTCGTCCCGCCGAAGGCGTACACCTCCCACGGGTCAACGCGCCATGTGACGCGCCCGCTCTTCTCCACGTCCCGGCACACCCGCCAGAGATAGAGCAGCAGCTTCCCGCCCTGTGCCTCCGCCGTCATCGGCCAGACGTACCGCGCAAGCTTCTGCGCCGAGGACACATGCCTTGCCTCCACCTCCTCGCCGCACATCGGGCAGGCGAGCTTGTCGCCGCTTATGAGCGCGTCCCCGCTCACCGGGTGGAGAAACCCGAACGGCGTGCTATATCCCGCGCGGCCGCAGCCCCCGCCCGGCACATAGTAGAGCTTCACCGTCTCTCCGCACGCCGAGCATACGGCGTCCACGCATTTGTGCCGCAGACCCGTCAGCGGATCCGTCTGCCATCCGGCGCGGTATATGAAATAGTCCCGCCATTGGAGATCCTGCGCCTTGATCCAGTCCAGAAGCCCCTCCGGCGGCGTTTCCGATAACGTCATAAAAACGCCCCCAGATCGATGATCCCGGCGTCGCCCCCATTGTCGCCCGTAGGGGCGCCGCTCTGCTCCGCCCGCGCCGTCAATCCGTAAAACTCCCGCAAGATCCTCTCGGCCTCCGCCGGCGTCACGCACGCAAAGCTCCCGGTCTTGTGCTCGTCCGCGTAGGCCTTGATCTTCTTCTCGGCCTGCTGGATGCTCATCTCCGGGATATCGAGATCCTTGTCGAGCAGCTCCGCGCTCTCCGGCTCCCGCCGGGCCATGTCCTTGAGCTGCTCTCCCACCATCCACGCGGCGGTGCGCCCCTTTTCCTTCGCCTGCTGCCGCTCGATCTTTTCCACAGCCGACATACACATCCGTCCTTTCTTCGGCCTGCCATCATCAGGCATGGGCGGCCATCCCCATACGACGGGCCTTCCGCCCGTTTCGGCTAAAAGATATACCCCAGCACCGCGAGCAGCGCCGCCGCAGCGGCGCACGCCCCGCAAGCCCACAAAACCCGCTCCTTCATTCCTCGATCACCTCAAGGCCGTAGGCCACCGCCGCGTCATGCTCAATGCGGCAGCCCCGTGCATCCTGCCACCCTCGGCAGAAGTAGACAGCGTGGCAAAAGCTCATCTTTTCCAATGACTTTGCAAGGAAGTGAAGAGAGATTTGGACAACGCCCTGCCCCTCCAATTTCTCCTTGCCGTGCCATGCGCCTGTAAAAAACGTGTTCACAACGTAATACCCGCGCTGTTCCAGCTCGGCGATAGCTCGATTTCGTGTTTCGTCAATTTCCCATGTTGATCTCCCCGCCATCGGCTGCGAGATCATGGCCAGTTTTTTCATCTCAGCTCCTCCTTCATCTCCACGATCCGCTCCGCAAGCCTCACGCACTTCGTCTGTCCGGGGCAGGCCGTAAACGGACACGCCCGGCAAAGCTCATCCACCGCCCGCACCCAGAGGTCATGCTCCATTCGGTTCATTTGCATTAGCCCAGCACTCCTTCGTTTTCCTCAACATAGCGCCAGCTCTGCGGCGGAATTTGCACCGGATCCCAGCAGTACGTGTCGCAGTCTCCGACGTACTCGCAGCCGAGACAGCTGTGGAAGTTTGTGATATCAACCGGTTGGCTATAGATTTTCAGATCGGAGATATGCCACCCGAACCCCGTTTTCCCTTTCAGGTACGTTTCGAGCTCTTCTTCCGTCAAGCATGCCGCCTCGAGAAGCCGTGAGATGTCGTGCACCTTCTGCCAATCGTCCACGATTCGGTACTTTGGTCTCTCTTGGGCGCCGGTGTATCCGATCTGCACCAGCCGGTCGATTCTGCCGCACACAAACTCGCCAATGACTTTCCCGCCGCCATAAAAGCCTTGCTTTCCCACCAGCGCGAAGAAATCCTCGTGTTCAAATCGCGGCTTCGTGCAGTAGACATACACCTTAAAGGGCGTCTGCATCAGCGTCGGGCGCGTTTTCCGTACCTCCACCGTTTTCTCACCCCGGAGGATCTTCTCGCACCAGCGCGGCTGGATGCTCATGAGTACTGCCCTTTTCATCCGCCCGCCCTCCGGTTCCACCGTCTCGCAATCTCATATCCCGCCTGCCGCTGCGGGTTCTTGATCCACGGCGGCGCCCAGTACAGCAGATGCATCTCCGCGCCGCAGTTCTTGTTCGTGCAGTATATCGTTGCGTTATAGTTTCCCGGCGCATATCCGCTTGCCGCTGTGATCACCCGGCGTGCTTTTTCTCCGCAGAACGGGCAGTCCTTCATCCGTGCCGCCCGCCTCTCTGGAGGATCGCCGCGTCCGGCAGACGCATCCACCGGCAGATGTCGGCGGCGAAGGAGGCGTAGCCGTATAGCGCGAACAGCGCCTCGATGATCCCGAACCCGCGCCCGTAGCGCCAGACGAAGTAGATCACCGCCGCCAACAGCGCCATCACCATCGTTGTGATAAACATTGCCTTGCTCCTGCTCATTTCGTTTTCCTCTCTCTCTTCTTGTTCGGGCAGAAATGGAACTTGTGCGCCGCCCCGCACATTTCGTCCTCCTCACACTCGATCACCGGCAGCGGCGTGCCGCTATTGGTGTAGAGCGTCACCATGTCGTCGCTGCTCTCCACCGCTCGGCGGAAGCGGTACGGCGTCAACGACGCCTCCACGCACAAAAGCCCCCGCGGCCCCGGCACGAACAGAACCGGCCGTCCGCAGTACTTGCACTTCGTCTCCTTCGGAATCATTCAATGTTCCCCTTTCGTTATTTCGTCTCCCCCTCCGGGGATATGGCCTGTTCCTTTTTGCACCACTCCGGCGTCCTCACGCTGTCCGGATGCGGATTTCCGTCCCGCACAACGTGCAGCACCCGTCCGAACCTGTCGCCGTTCCCGGTGTACAGGCAGCGCACCGCCTGCTTCCCCTGCGGCCACTGGTCCAGCGCGATGTGCGGACACCCCCTGCACGTTTTCATTCCTTCGCCCTCTCTTTCTGCGTCGGGAGTCCCATCCCGTTTCGCGCCCGCCATGCGGACATCGTCGAAACGCCGAGCTCCTTCGCAATGTGCGGATCGTCCATCCCGGACTTCCACAGCTCCTTCAGCCTTGCTCGGTCGATCTCCTGCCGGTATCTCGGCGGGAGTCCCGCGCCGTGCCGCCACTTCTGCACCGTGTCCGGGTTGCATCCGATCGTCCGCGCGATCTCCCGGTCGTTCTTTCCCTCTTCCCAGAGTGCCCGGAACTGCGCCCAGTCGTAAAGTCGCCCCGCTCTCTGCTTCGGTTCCCTCCTCGGAGAGCTTCCCCGCAGCACGACCGGCTGCGCCCGTACCCGCAGCGCCGTCCCCGGCTTATAAAGCCCGCATTTCCTCGTGATGTCCGCCTCGCCCAGGCTCGTCTTGGTCTCGCCGGTGATGAAGAAGTAGTTGCAGCTCCCGTCAGACCCGCTCACATTGCCGGAATGATACCTGCACTGCGTCCGATAACAGATGTATTCGTCCTTCAAAACGGCAGCACCGCCCCTTCCTCCACGAGCTGAAAGGCACTCTCGTTGTCCCAGCTGTCGTCCGGGTGCTCGATCCCCCAGATCTGCGCTTCGTCGAGATAGTTCTTCCCAAAGTGGGCAATGAATTCCTCCTTGCTCCACTTCTGCTCTACCATCGCCTTGTGCTGACCGTAGCGGTGCAGCAGATCCGCGGTCTTGCCGGAGCGGTGCGCGCTGTCCGCGTCGATCCTGTGGCACCACGGGCAGAGCTGCACCGTGAGGCCGTATTTTGTGGAAATAGGCCGCCTGGCCCCGCCGAAAATGTGGTGCTGCTCGAGCGTTTCGGACGCGCCGCACAGAAAACAAATGCCTTTCATCGTTCTTAGTCCTTTCAAAAATGTCTCCCGAAGCTCCCTTGCCTCCCCTAACAGGGGAGGTGGCCGCGAAGCGGTCGGAGAGGTTAAGCCTCCCTTGTGCAAAGGGAGGTGGCGGCGTCGCCGCCGGAGGGATTGTCCCCCCTATTTCGTCGCTTCCAAGATCCGCGCCGCCAGATCGTCCACGCGCCACTTCTTCTTTGTGCCGCGCTGGAAGCACGGCAGCCCGTCCAGAAACTCCGCGACGATCCTCCGGTTCTCTATCCCGAGATAACGCCCGATCTGCGTCATGTCGGCGTATCGCGCGCCGCCCGTGCAGTGCTCCGTGAGATCCGCCTCGATCTTCCTCTGCTCCGCCGGAACGGCCAGCCGTACTCTCGGCATTTACCCCGCCTCCTTCTCGTCCTTCTTGGTGTTCTCGGTCGCACCCGCGCCGAGCACGAACCCGACGCACAGACTCTGCTGCATCGGCGGCAGCGTTTCCAGCTTCCGCACGGCGTCCTCGATCATCACTTTGATTTCCTCGCTCATGTCCTCACCTCCTTACATGCACACCAGCAGCACCGCCGCCACCGCCGCGGCTGCTGCCGCTATTGCCCAGACGAGAAGGACGATTTCCTTCTCCAGCGCCGCCGCGCGCTTCTCCAGCGCGTCCGTGCGCCGCTCCAGCTCCTCTATCTCCGGGTTCATAAGCATCCACAGCGGCATTCCCCGCTCGGTATCCGTCAGCTTGCCAGCCATGCCGTCGCAGCCGTCGGCGATCTTGTCATATGTAACGCCGTTCGGTACCTTCATTCGCATTGCCTCCTACCTCTTGTTTTTTCCCCGCCGTTTCTGATATAGTGTCTTTGGCGGTGATAGATATATGAAAAAGCTCCTCTGCTTCTTCCTCGCGATCCTTGTCCTCGTGTCCCCGGCGCTGGCCGCTGACGGCTCCACGCTCGTGTACACCACGCGCACCGGCGAGTGTTACCATCGGTACTCGTGCTCGTCTCTCAGCAAGAGCTGCTATGAGACGACGCTCTCTCAGGCCGTCGCCGACGGCTACCGTCCCTGCGGCCGCTGCCACCCTCCGACGCTGGATTCCGGCTCGTCATCGGCAAAGCCCTCGCTATCCGACCGCATCGCAGCGAACAACTCCTCCGGCAGCTCGTCCGGCTCGTCGTACTCCGGCTACTCCTCGGGCAGCTCGTCGTATTCGTCCGGGTATTCCTCTGGCCAGTCCTCGTCCAGAGCATCGGCCAGTTCGTCCCGCGCGGAAAAAGATAAGGGTCTGATCGTCCGAATTCTCGAAAAGATCGTTGCCGGTCTGGCTCTTATCTTCATCGTTCCGCCATTCTCATTCATTACATGGAGCATCATCAGCGTGCTTCGAGATAAAAGACGTGGTCGCTAAGGCGAGCCTCACACATTGCTTTGCTCTTTTCGGAGCACCGCTCCGCTCTTATGGTGCAATCATATGCTCTATTAGTGCATTTGTCAAGCCCCTTTTTGCTCTATTGGAACATTTTTTCTTGACTTTCTGTTCTAAGGCTGTTAAAGTGTCCTCGAAAGGAGGTGCTGCCTATGTCCGTTGGCAGTCGTATCAAAGAGCTGCGCAATTCTCTTGACCTCACGCAGCAGAAATTCGCCGACCGTCTCGGCATCCAGCGCGGAATTATCGGAAAATATGAAGTTGATGTTTCCGCCCCATCCGATGCGGTGATCTCGCTGATCTGCCGCGTATTCAATGTGCGGGAAGCCTGGCTCCGCGATGGCACCGGCGAGATGCTCGAGCAGCTCACCGAGGATGAGGATCGCGCCCGCTTCTTCGGCGGCCTGTCCAAAGAGAGCGCCTCGCCCGAGGTGCTCGCGTTCATCGACGCCCTGCGCAAGACACCCGAACCAGCCATCCGCGCCGCGCTTGAGTTCGTCTGCAATGTCTACGAGTCCTACAACGCCCTGCAAAAAGAAAAAGAGAACGGAGATTGACCTCCGTTCTCTTTTTTATGTTGACAACGTGTATATTATGTAATACAATGTATATACAAATATTGAAAGGAGCTGATAGTATGGCAACCACGGTTATGAATATCCGTATGGACAGCGAGCTCAAGAAGCAGTTCGAGGCGTTCTGTGCCGATATGGGGCTTTCCGTCACCGCCGCCGTCACCGTCTTTGCGAAAAAGGCCGTCCGCGAATACCGCATCCCCTTTGAGATCGGCGCGGAGATCCCGAACGCCGAAACGAGAAAGGCGATCGAGGACGCCGAGGCCGGCATCGGCTTGAGCGGCCCGTTCCATTCCGTCGCGGATCTGATGGAGGCGCTCAATGCTGACGATTAAGTTTCAGGCAGCCTTCCGCCGGGACTATAAGCGCATCGTCCGCCGCGGCTATGACGTGCGCCTGTTGGAAAACGTTGTGCAGCTTCTCGCCGAGGAAAAGCCGCTCCCGGAAAAGAACCGCGACCACGCGCTCTCCGGCGACTATATCGGCTGCCGCGAGTGCCACATCACGCCGGACTGGCTGCTGATCTACGAGATATCCCATGGCGAGCTGACGCTCTGTCTCACCCGTACCGGCACACACAGCGATTTGTTTGACTGACAGAAGGAACCCGTCGGAATTTCCGACGGGTTCTCTCTTTACCTTTTTCGTTACCTCACGAAGATGGTCTTGTAGGGGAGGGGCTCTGCTCCTCCCGTCGCTACATCATCCCCAGCACGAAGAAGTACACCCTCCGCAGCTGCCGTATGTCCATCCGTCGCAGCATCCGCACGATCTCCTCGATCTTCGTCTCTTCCATTTCTTCCCCCCTTGTCATTTTGTTGCATTTCTGGTTATTCTCTTGTATATTCTTACAAATTTATATATTTTCCGTGCCGTTCTGCCGCGGATAGTGCTATAGTGTAGGCGAACGCCCGGGGGAAGCCGTGCCACAGACCCGCCCCGGACGTCTGCCGCAGGGCGTCCCGCTCGCCCTGCTGTTACTGCATCGTAACAGACCGGCGCAAGATCCGAAACCGAACGCTTTGCGGGCGAGCCGGAGTTCAGCTTTTTCGACACGAATATATCCCGGTTCACCCCGAAAATAACGAAAGGACGGAGAACATGAACGAAATGGACGTGCTGAAAAACCGCTGGCGGGAGGCCAAGGGCACACGCACCTTCCCGGACATTGCCGAAGCCGCCGATCTGTCGCCGAGCACCGTGGAGTACGCCTTTTCCCCGAAATCCACGAACCCCAGCATTGATACGGTCGTGCGCATCTCCCGGGAGCTGCACGTCTCGCTCGATGAAACCTTCGGCATTCTCTCCCCGAGCGGCCGCGCGGAAACGGAGCTTGCCCGGCAGGACGCCTCCCACTGGAAGTCGCGGTACGAATCCGCCGTCCGGGATATCGAATATCTCCGCACCGTCATTCTGATGCTCGGCGTGTTCTGCTTTGTCGTTGTCATCTGGTGTGTTTCGCTGGATCTTCGGTGCGCGGATATCGGTTTCTTCCGCGGCGAGTGGAACTTCGTCGCGGTGTTCTCGATGGTCTGTTTTGCGATCGCCGCGCTTATGGTCGTCCTCTTCATCATCCGTGTATACCGCCGCCACCGGCAGCGCAAAGGAGAAAATGAATGAAGTGCTGCAACTGCTCGCGCGATATCCCGGAAAACTCGCTGTACTGCAACTGGTGCGGAAAGAAGCAGCTCCGCGAAAAGGAAAAGAAGCTCAAGATCCCCGCTCCCCGGCAGCTCCCCTCCGGCAGCTGGACGGTTCAGCTCCGCCGCGAGGGCGTGAACGTCACCGAGCCCACGGAGGAGGCATGCCGCACCAAAGCCCTCGCCATCCGCGCCGGGTTCATTGAGCAGGAGAGCAAGCTCCCCCGCCAGACGTTGGGTGAGCTGTTAGACAAATACATCGAGCGTCGGCTCGTCCGCTCTCCCTCCACGCTTCGCGGCTACTATGGTATCCGCCGAAATGCGTTCCCAGCTTATATGGACAAAGATATCCGCTCCATCAACTGGCCGCAGGCTATCGATGCCGAATCAAAGCGCGTAGCAAAAAAGACGCTGCACAATGAGATAAGCCTCGTTGCCGCAGCGTTCAAAGAATTCAAGATTCCCTTTGATCCGGTGGACATCGGCGCGATACCGAAAACGGTTACTCCGTGGCTCGATTATGACCAGATCCTCGTCTTTGTCGATCTCATCCGCGGCACCCCTGTCGAACTTCCCGCTCTGCTCGCTCTCCATTCCCTTCGCCGCTCGGAGATCTTCGCCTTGCGCATGGAGGACATAGACCGCAAGTCCGAGACGATCCGCGTTTCCGGCTCCACGGTCTACGCCGACGATGGCTCATGGATCCACCGCGAGGAGAACAAGTCCGCCCTCTCGCAGCGCGTTGTCCCCATCGTGATTCCCCGCCTGCTGGAGCTGCTCCAAGATCATACCGGAAGTATGTGTCCATGCAACGATAACACCCGTCGTCGGATCAACCGCATCTGCGCTGCACACGATCTCCCAGAGGTCGGCTTCCAAGGGCTCCGCAGCAGCTTTGCTTCCCTCGCCTACCATCTCGGTTGGCCGGAAGAGGAGACCATGCGCGTCGGCGGGTGGAGCAACTGGAAAACCGTTCACGATCATTATCTCCGTCTTTCAGAAAAAGACCTTTCACGCTCTGCCAAGAAGATGCGCAAGTTCTACTCCGCCTCCGTTAGTAAATCCGTTAGTAAAAAAGTGTCAAAAAACGCCTAAAAACGCACATTCACGCTCCCGCAGCGTTCTTATTTTTTTGTTCCAAAAATCCAGAAAACCATTGAAAACGCTCGTTTTTCTCGCTTCTTCAATAGTTTTCCCAAACTTCTAATCGTGGGTTCAAATCCCGTCTGGCGTACCACAAACCCCTTGATTTTACAGCGTTTTCCGTTTTTGTCAGTAAA